ATGTTAATCTCCTGATCTAATCTTTTTGCTTCTTGGATACCGAATATCAGCGTATGTACTTGCTCTTCTGTTAAATCAGAAAACCTTGTGTTCCAGCCGAATACTCCAAGTATGTGTGCCAATTCTTTCATTGGCTCTGGTGCTGTTGAATTATCGCTCAATGCTCAATTTCCTCTCCTGTCGAAATAAGGTCTATTACCTCGTCAATTTTATCGGGGTCAATTTCGTTGTTTCTGAATCCTAGATTCATAACCTCTTCCCCTCTAACCATTATGCTTGCGGTTCCAAACATAACTGTGTTTTCAGCTTCTTCTATGTGGGTGTTGATTACATCATTCGCCACTGACTGAATTTCATTAAGGTCTTCGCTATTTTTTACCCAACAGATCAATTCATATTCAGAGCTTTCTATCGTCTGTTTTTCTGATTCGACCATAAATAGGTACATTTCAAAGCGAGCCATTTTTATTCCTTGCTGGACAATTCGTTGCCACACGCCAAGTAACCACAGCCGTCGATCCAGTTGTCTGCATTTTGGGGATTGGATTTTATGCGAGCAATTTTAAGCATAGCCATCATAGCCCCTACGTCATGCGGCTTGATTAACGTGTCCAAGTAAATCGACCATAGGTTTGCTATAGTTGTCAGGTTTGACTCCATATCACCATGCGTAGCGGCACGATCCTTGGTGACATATTCCTTAGCCGTATCTAATGTTTCAGATCGTTCCATGCTCTTCTCCCGTTAGTCTTTCCCAGTTATCTGCAATCAGTCTATCAATTTGTGTTCGATTAAAATAGTATCCTAAACAACATGCAGCTTTGTACTTTGTCCAAGAGAAATCCATTTCGCTGATCTGCACGCCTTTATTGCGCAGAATTTCTTTTTGCTTTGGCGTAGCGGCTTGGTTAAGCCACCGCTTTGACTTGTTTGCTGCGCTACTATCTTCGATCTCGCGCAAGAAATCATCCGCTGCGGCCATCGCTTGCACCTTCTCACCGATAGATACCACTCTAACGCGCCCTGTCTGCGGCTTTACAATCGCCATCCAGTAGTTTCCGACCTTCGCCACCATAGTAAAGCCTTGGAAGCCTGTAGCCATCATTGCAGTGCCAAGACCATATGGATCAATCCACATGAATGGTGACATCTCCATAAGATCGTATTCGGTCATGACGAAGTTGTGCAATTCGTCTTTTTGCTTTTGCTCGAACTCGTGTTCACAGATTGGGCAGACGCGCGTATTTGTTGCGACTTCGCTTTCGCACTCTGGGCAAACCTTAGTGGGAGCTTCCTCGCCTTCGCGCTTCTCTGCACCGTCTAGGTTTGCTGTTTCGTCTAGCGTACCATGCGTGATGATTGATGTGCCAAAGTCCATGACGATGCAATCGGTCTTGATGGTATTTGGATATAGCTCAGGATCGACGATGCGCAGTCCACGACCGATCATCTGCACCATTGTGCCCTTCTGAGAGCATGGGCGTGTCAAGACAACACACGAGACTGGGGGTGCATCAAAACCCTCTGTCAGCACCATTACGTTGACGATAACTTGCAGATCACCAAACTCAAGATCGTGCAGCATTTCGGCGCGTTTGTCCTTGGGCGTTTCTCCCGTAACAAAATTGGCTTTGATGCCAGCGCGAAGATAGGCTTCGCAAACGTGTTCGGCATGTGAGACGGTTGAGCAAAACACTACTGTCTTGCGATCACCAGCTTTCTCCATCCACTCATCCACGATACGTTCGTTGATGACTTGGCGATCCATAATCGCTGCGACCTCTTCCATGTCGTACTCTTTGCCACGGCGCGTCACATTATCCAGTTGGTCATTAACGCCCAGATCAACGACATAAGATGTAGGGCGCACAAGAAATCCTTCGCGGATTAGTGTCGCCATTTCGATCTGGTGTGCGCAGTTGTTGAATACATCGCGCAGCCCCTTGCCATCCCCTCGGTTTGGAGTGGCTGTAAAGCCTACAATCTCTGCGTCTTCGTTGTCTTCGATCACGGCGTCGATCACCTTGCGATAGGTGTCTGCGGCGGCGTGGTGGCTTTCGTCGATAACTACCATGTCAAACTTCGGGCGTTTGCGCAGGTTATTATCTCGCGACATTGTTTGAACCATTGAGAATACAGCTTCGCCGTCCCAATGCTTTACAGTGCCGTTCACAATGCTTGTTGTGATGTATGGGTTAACGCGCTCGAACTTCTCTTTGTTCTGCTCAACTAGCTCATCCCTATGCTGGATGATTAGGACGCGCTTTCCCTTTTTGTATCTCTTGCCAACAAGGGCGGATAACATGATCGTTTTGCCTGCACCTGTGGGCGCGACTACGAGTGTGTTTTTGTGTTTGTCTAACGCTGTGCAAGCGTCAGATACAGCAACTTCTTGATAAGGTCTAAGTAACATAGCTCAATCCAAATACTTAAAATCAGACAAAGGAATATGGACAACAGGTTCTACATCCTGCCAATCTCCACGATCAGTGCGACCACCAACAAGTACAGGCCAACCATAATTGAACGATGTATAACCTGTTCGGTCTGTCCACTTTACAACAAGAACACTAGATAATCCGCAAGCGTCCTGTAAGTTTTTAGCCGCTGATACTTTCGCTAAAGAAAGAATATATGTCCTGTATTTATCGTGAGTATTTTTTCGAATTTTTACTTCGCAAAATCCTGTGACTGCTTCACCAACCATTAGGCAGTAATCGAGGTGATATTGTTTAGGCATTTTTTCAAAACGTAACGGCGACCAGTAATTACAAAAACTTGAAATTACACTTTGCTCATTAATCAAATCTTGACTTGTCTCATACGTTGGACGCATGTGATTTCTCCTATTTGCTAGAATAGTAAGTTGGGGGGTTCGCGGCCCACGGCCCCCCTATCCGTGGTCTAGCAGGCGCGGAATGGCCCTGCCGCTAGATTACCTTTGCGCCCAAGAAGGAACTGCACCGCTATTTTGTGCAGGAGCTTGTGGTGCAGCATTCGGAGCAATTGTAGTTTGTTGCATTGGAATACTGCCTTGGGGCAAAAATTCTGAGTTATCCGGCGTGAGAGCAGCCATAAGTTGGTTATTGTCTTTATAACCGTTGGTGCCCTTCTTAATGCCAACCTTAGCGCAAATCTCCATACCGCTCAAGTCCATCATACTGCTGATGTTGCGGTTTTGTTGCGCTTGTGGAGATACGTCCGCTGGGCTGATGTTTCGTGCGCTTTCGACAATAGACTTCAACGTGCGCAGACCAATCTCCTTAGCAAGAGGCATACCGCTTGGGCCAATCTTATCGCCATCTACGAATACGCTGTGCCAGAACTTGCGGCGGTCATACTCGCCACCGATGATTGTGAACTCAAGGTTCATCCACTTAGCGGATGTGCTTTGTGATTTCTTGAACCATGCGCCTTGACCGAATTCAGGCAATTCGATGTCGCCCTGTTGAACAAGAACTACTGCGCGAACCACAGAGCCACTAGGAATCAGAGAAAATTCTTGGTTATTTGGGTTTTCGTCTGCGGGTACATTATTAAAATTAAGCATTATACTTCTCCTTCGCTAGAAGTTTGAGTTGTAGGATCGACAAACGTAAGATCGTTGTCGGTTAATGGTGAGCCACTATTCATCTTTTCAATCAGCTTGCCAAGATGCGGCTCTTCTAATACGTCAAGACGCCCAGAACGGTCCTTGGCTGGGTAGCCCCATTCGTTTAGCGGCTGACATACAAAGGCGCGATACTGACCATGATCTCCTGAGAGAACTGCCATTGTGATAACTTCGTCCACAATTCCCGGCAATTCACGACCAGTCTTTGCGCCTTCGATCTGCATGTTGTATTGCTTGCGACCGTAATCGTCTGTGACTTCATCCAAGATTCCGACAAAGATCACGTTCTTTTCGCGGATGTGCTGAATGTGTGTAAGCCAAGACATCATCTCACGACCGTGCATTCCGTAAACAGCGCGAGTATCGACCTTGCCAGAACGCTCAGAGCGCGCTTCAGGCTGTTGTAAGCACCACTGGAAGCACAAACGTCCTGCTACGGTGATTGAGTCCACAAACAGCGTATCGTACTTCTGCCATACGTCTGAGGAGTCGCCATACATCTGCGCCACATAGTCGTAGTGCGACTGACCATATGGCTGGTCTTCTGATAAGGATGGGTTTGCACCGCCCAAGAAGCACGCAAGGTCACGACATTCTACCCATGTGCGAGGACGCACAACGTCGATAGGATGTCCTTCGATTGCTGTATCACCAGCTTCCAAGTCCATAAACAAGGTAGTTGCTGGATTGAGCGTGCGAGCCAGTGTGGTTTTACCCACACCGCTTGATCCACACACCACAATCTTGTGGCCCTTTTTCTCAGCTAAACGCTGATCTGCTGTGATAATCTGCAAAGCCATTATTCTACCTCCTCGACTGTAACGCGGCCTGTCTCTACTGTACGGCACTCTTCAAGCTCACTTCTGATAGCTGGAGGTGCGGCTGTGAATTTGCGCTCTTCTACGGCAAACGTCAGCTTTCCGTAGTGATGTGCATCTTCTGGAGACATAGCGTTCAACTTGTCACGCAGCTTGTCTTGATCCCATGATACTTTCTTGCCAACAGTTACCTTGAGCCTTTGGTTGCCCTCTGTGATTTGGGCAGTGCCAAAGTCTTTACCGTTGGAGCGCAGCACATCTTTTGCTACAGGTAGAAATATATCTGAGAGTTGTTCTTCAACGTCTTTGAGTTCAAGGCGCATCTCACTGATGACGTGCTTGAGTTCTTCTCGACGCTCGAATAGCTCACGACTGTTCATGTCGTTTCCTTTCCGCTTTAAGTTACTAGAGTCCCAAACATAACCATATGGCGTGGGGTGCGTCAAGCACTTTTTTTGGAAAGAAATATTTCTATGCCCAGACAAGCCTTCATGAGCTTCTTTTTTAGTTTAAATTCAGGAGTTTCAACGCCCTTGGCATCTTCAACAATTTCGTGCCACTCGCCGTCCTTGTCTTCGCGCTTGTAGCGAAAGTCAGCAATGTAGGCGCATATCTTTTGTTCGTTAACGATCAGGTTGTAGCGCACTTGTAGCTCTAAGTCTTTAACACGCCCAGCGCGTTCGAGCGACTTGATGTACAGATAGCGTTCGCCTTCCCACTTAGAATCGAACTTGATTCCATCTATCGTGACCTTCTTATTTCCATACTTGGGTCTTGACCCACGCCGCTTGGGATTATATACAGTTGAAAAGGTCATTTATGGGAAGGAATCTCCAATGCCAAACCCCGGTAAGTACAAATCCGTAGGTGTTTCTATAGACGCTTATGACAAGTTGGTAGCCATTGCGGATCACGAGGATCGTGCGATTGGCCGTCAGCTTTCGCGTATGATTGAAGAAACATACGAAAACATTCGGCTTGATGTCAAGCCGTCCTATACGATCCCAGCCGCTTCGGGAATTGGTGGGATCGCGTCAGTCATTGAAGACTAAAGTAAATCAGCGTTACCTAACCCGCCTAGCAGTATGGATGCAAGTGCTGGGTTTTCTCTTGCGCGGCGTCGAAGCATTTCTTTCTGCACATTCCCACGCAACTGCTGGATTAGGCCAATTGGTTCGTCCGAATCGGGGAATGAAGGCATTGATACGTTAGGAATTTCGAACACAGGGCGAGTAGGTGCAGGGCGAACACTTGTTCGGGTTTGGTCCGACTGCTCTGCCGAGCCAGCACCAAGTGCGCGAGGCAACACCTGACGATTAACTCGACCTGCCTGACC